AACTGAACCTTCAAAATTACCATCTTCATCTTTCATTATTACTGTGGCAAGTTCCGTTTCGCCTTCCTCAAGGCTATCACTCTCGCCCCACTCGAAAAACACCAATGCACCGTCATATATATCAGCTAACTCTGCAAGCTCTGCCTGTAAATTCAAGTGGTTAAAACCAATATCGCCAATTTCAGCTGTTTCTATATTAAAATCTGGTTGTGACATTATAATTCACTCCTTTTATGATTCAGTCGTTGCTGACATTAATTCACTTTTATCAACTGCAACACCTAAGGTTGTAGCAGTCATAATTTGACTTTCAAAAGGAGAAGATGTATTTGCAGATTTAACTTCAGTTTCGCTAATTGATACACCTAGAGTAGTAGCCGACATTAATTCGCTAGTATCACTAGGAATAGTATCAACATCTGCCCCTCTTATTGAGCTTATACTTATATTTGAGGTTATTTCCATATAAATCAGTCCAATCCGGCTTCAATATTACCTTCATCTATAATTAATGAATTGCCTTCAGTTATACTTTCTGGACCATCATCAATTTCTAACCACCACCATATATTACCCTCACCAAAAGTTTCACTATCCATTATCGCTGCATATTGAACAGTAACATCAGGCATACCTTCAAGTTCTATTTCAGCTAAAGAATGGCAAAATGTAGGGTCAGTATCTTCACTTCTTGTTGGTTCATCAAATTCCACTTCTACTCTTTCTGATTCATCATATTCATCAATTTCATGGGTCAAACTGCTAGTTTCCATGCTCGTTTCGCTTGCGTCGCTATCAAAAATTGCTAAATAAAAATTTTCTGGAACAGATATATTTTCTCCACGAAGAATATGGTTTAATATTTCTTCTTCAGCATGATTAGATAAGTGCATTAGATTTCCTCCTTATCGTAAAGCTATAAACTCGCTTACTGTAGTATTATCTTCTAAAACTTCTACTGCTATAAGTGGGTGCACCATACCTGGTGATAAGTTTTCAAATACTATAGATTCACCACTTTCCATACTTTTAAGCCTAAGCTCTAAATCTCCTTCATCACCCAAATATATACCAGCTGTTTGTCTAAACTCTTTATCGCCATCAACAGTTATTTTTTCGCCTGATGTAGCTTTATTCCGATTTTGCATTATATCACTCCTACTGCACCTTATTAATAACTCTGCGAAGATTATTTATAGAATTAATATGCTTTAAGAAAGCTAAAGCCTTATCATCATTAGAAGTTTGCCACATACCACCTTTAAATTTAGCTTCTTCTTTTTCTCCTTTATAAGGAAAAACTACAGTATGTCGTGTTCTTCTACTAGAAAAAATATGCTTAGCCACATCAAAATTCACATCTTCTTTTATAGTTGAATCTTCATCTTTTTCGTTGTTTTCTTCTTCCTCAACGATACTTTCAGAGCCAAACATTTCTTGATGTTGTGGTAAATGGCAATACTTAGGGTCATCTTCGGGGAATACAGCTATATTTTGACAAGACTTGCCCGATTTTGTTTTAGCTTCACAAAGTTTTATATCTTCATTCATCAATATAACCTCCAATTAAAATTTAAAGGAGAGGGAATTAACCCTCTCCCCTTAGTTTAACTATTAATAGTGGGTAGAACCACCACCTAAGGCATTATGCAATACCCTATGAGTTTTTGGAAGTCTAACTTTCAAGGTCATTTGAGTTAGGTATTCATCTTTCCAACCTAACCTATCATTTTCCTGAATGTTAGTTCTTAAGGTAGTGTTATAGCCGGCAAAAGGCATTATGGATATATTCTCCATATCAAGCACGACTGCCATTTCTTCATAGTCATTTTCAAACATCTGAGTAGATACTAGATGTAAGCGACCATGAGTAGAAATATAGGTGCTGATAGTTAATCCATAAGTTTCTTCTTGGCTTCTAGTTTGAATATTATCTCTAGCAAACTTATCAATTTCTTGCAATATAGATGGGGAAGCAATCATAAGTTTTTCGCTAGAACCATACCAGAAAGCGTCTTTTAAGAAAGCGTTAAATTCTGTTTCATCAGAAGTAATATCTCGGCTTTCAAATTCATCTTCTAGGAATTGGAAAAGACCTCCCATCAAGCGTCTTTTTTCGGATACTATCTCTTTTCTTTCGCCGAATAATAAAGCTCTTTCAATGTCAAATCTGTGTTCAACAGCTTTACGCCTTCTTAATCGCTGCCTTTCAGATTCATTAGTTCGTTTGCCTTCTTCTTCATTATCCCATGAGCCTGCAAAGGGAGTTCTAAATGTTTGTACAAAGTTAAACTCCTTTTTAGGCTGAGTAGCTCTAGGCTCTGGAGAAAGAGAGTTCTCCTCCATAGCGTTACCTAATCTCATAAGATAATCGTCATCTTGGATATATGGGTCGTCAGAATCACCATCACGACCACCACCTGGTTCAGTACCATGCGATTCAGAGTTCCAGGTATCATAAGTGATACCTGCTTTAAGTTTAAGAGTATTATCAGAAGCTGTACCAGTTACTCTAAAAAGTTCACCAGTAGATGTATTTTTGACTATATCGTCTTTTCTGAACATTGAATAGTCATCAACATCAACTTCTATTTCATCACCTTGGTCGTAATCGTAGTCGTCATCATCTTCAAAATCGCCATCAGCCTGCGTGTACCATTGGTCTAAATCATCATCATACCATACAACTTCAAGTGATTCAGCTGTTTCTTCACTTACCTGTCCACCAATTACTAAAAATGGTGTTTCGTCTGGCCTAAGTTCATAAATTTCCGGGGCAACACTAATATCCCTGCGTTCTCTATCAATGTTAAAAGTCATATTAGCATTATCGCCATGTTCCATTTCAGAGCCAGACCAAATATTCTGACCTGAACCGGGATATCTTTCTTCATCCATTATTTTTCACTCCTTTTGTCAGCAAAGGAGTGAACCTATAATCCTAGCCTAAAAATCCTTTCTTTTTCTTTTGGAAAAGATTTTTCTTCAATTCCTGCTCAAATATTTTTTCATTATTCTGGTTAGGAACATTTCTTCTCGTGTTAGAGAATATCTGAGCAGTTTCTTTTTGTGCCTGTATTTTATCCTGCTGGTTTCTACCCTGAACCCCAGGAGATTGTGGTGATTGTTGCTGTCGCCCTAAGTTTCTCCTGGCTATATTATAAGCTAACTTCAAGTTTTCGCCATTAGGATAAATATTGGCTATTTTTAGGTGAGGATTTGAGTTCATCACCTTTGCCATTTCTTGTTCAATTTGTTGGTCAACCTCGTTATTCTGCCTAAAATTTTGAATTTGTCTTGCCAACTGCTGTTTGCGCCTTTGGTGAAACTGTTGTTTGGATAAAGTATTGTCTTGTTGTCGCTGGCCTTGTTGCTGTTGTTCTGTATCAAAATCAGCTTGGCCTTGCTGCTGAGTTTCACCAGTATTCTCTTGGGCCTGTTGGTCCGGCTGATTCTGTTGAGCTTGTCCGGCATCACCCTTTTTATTCTTTTGATACTTTTCCTTTAGCTTTTCAAAGCGTGATTTCGGGGCTCTAGAATCTTGCCTTTCCTGCTGGGCAGGTTGTCCAGAGTTCTGGTTACTACTCTGTGCAGCAGGCTGTTGCTGATTTTGGGGTCGCTGTTGACCCTGATTTTGACTGGATTGCATTTGTTGTCGCCTACTTAACCTTGCCAGGTAACCTTTAATTTTACTGAGCTCACTTTTAAGTTCCTGGTTTTCCTGTCGTACTTGGTCAACATCAGAAGTTTTGCCTAATTCTGTTTCTAGCTGCCTGTAATGGCTTTCCAATTCTTGATTAGACATATTTTTAATAGCGTCATGATTAAGTCTGCCTTTATTAAGTTTTAAACCTAGTTCGTTCATGCTTTTAACTAAATCTTCTCTAGACTTAAATTTACCAGCTAACTTTCGGTCCTTTTGTTTTTGTTGAGTATTTTGAGTGTTTTCAGGTTCTCCAGTCTGATTTTGCTGGGCCTGTTGGTTTTGAAGGTTATCAAAAGTTTCCTTCTGGCCTTCTTGATTGTCTTGAGAAGGTTCTCCAGTATTCTGGGCCTTCCCTTCAGCTTCAGCAACCTTTTGGTCAAAACTTTTAGAATGGTTGCTGAGCTTAGATAATAAGTTCATTAATTTACCTCCTTATTGTCCCTGTGGTATTCTTCTATTTTCCCTGTTATTTCTCTTAAAACTTTAAGTTTGCCTTTAATCCGGGCTATTTTGTGTGATTTTTCTGCCGGTGTACTTAGTATTTGATTAACATATTTTTTCTCTTTTTCCTCAATAAAATCTAAAAAGTGTGTATAATAAGCGTGAGTGTACAAACTACCTAAAGCTCTATCTCTACTAATTTCTTCCCTGTGCCTGTCCCTGATTTGTGAATTGGGTATAGTTTGCACCTCCTCGCTGTCCCATAAACTGGGGTTGTGGAGTGCCATCATTAGCTATTCCACCAGCGTGTCTATTAGGGCTTTCTAGCTTCTTACCTCCTAAATGGCCGGTATTGGCTGTAGAACCTAAACTATTTTGCTGTTGGGTTACTCCTTCAAGTCCTGATAGCTGTGATAAATACCTTTCTCTTATCTCAGCCATTTCCTCATCAGTCAAGAAAAACTTCTCAGGATTCTTAAAGTCGAATGTTGATAGCCACTCCATGATAAACTTCCTGTAATTTATGAATGGAACATCAGCCTGGATTAAGAAACCTAATGCTTCAGTAAGCTGCTCTCTCCTAAGCTGTTTGTTTGCTGCTTCATCTATAGTGGTCATGGCCGGAGAATAATCAAACTCACCTATTAAATCACCAGGTTTAACTTCCTGCCATTTAGCTAAATCCTCTGGGTCGTATCTAACCACTCTAGGGTCAGTAATAAACTGCTGGTTGTTTAAATCCATCATTCTGGCTATTTCATTAACTATCTGCTCCTCAAGTATTCTGAGCTTAGCCTGATACCTGCCTAAAGCATTTTGCTGTAAATTTTGAGCTTCAGTAGCTGTTTGCCTTCCTGAAGATTCAACACCTCTTAAAATCGGTGGTGTAGGTAATGAAGATTCTATTTCGTTATGCAATAAATCCTCGTTAACATAGGCTGATTCAGGTATATCTCCCATTTCTAACTTTTGGATTTCGTCCATTTCATCAACATCAATAACCTTGTTAGGTTCAGATACTAGCTGTGATTCGTCAATATCTGAATGTCTTTGCCTTAGCCACATATTGTTTAAAATCATAGTAGCATTATCTATGCGTTGATTGTGCATAGTATTGATTTCTTCCTGTATTTCATAAACTATCTCTATAGCTGACATACCATATAACTCGTTAGGCAGCTCCTCATAGCTCGCCATAGCAAAAGGTATGCTGCCATGTCGCCAGTAAGGATTAGGGCCATCATACATACACATATCCCTGTTAACAATAATAGAGTGCCTGTCATCTTCCCAATAGTGCAATAACTCTATTTCGCTTTTACCTTTTAACCCTTTATCCTCAGATTTGTAGTAAGGGTCCCTGCCTTCAGGGGTTATCCCTACTTCTCTCATTCTAAGGTTTCTATCATCATCATGCTTTCTAGGGTTTCGCTGCTCTAGCCTATCAACATCAAGGTCGTATAATATACCTTCTTCCAGGTCTTTAAACCGGTTATACCTGTTAGCCAGCTCCTCCAGGGTTACATATTCCCTATGAAACACTCCTCTAGCGTCCTGTATCGACTTAGCTTCAGGGTCAGCCCAAAAGTCGAAGAAGTCTATATTTACTACCTCGTTATCGTCATAGACCACTTCTGGAGCTTCTATAATGTCCCATACCCTGTTGCCGGTATATAAGCCATCAATAACCTCTGGCACCTGAGCTTTACGCCTTACCATCTGCTGCTCAAACCTCCAGCCTACACCCAATATACCGGCTGGAAAGATAAGATAAGAAGTGATAAACTCGTAAAATTCCTTGTTGATAGTGCATTTTTCTAGCTGTTCATCAACAATAGCAGCAGCTATTTCGGCTTTATCCTCGGAAACAACATAACTCCTTAAAGAGCCTGTTTCTGGCATAGGGATAAACTCAATATATGGTCTTTGCCCAAAAAAGCTAGTTACCAGCTGGCTTCTTATAGTATCAATAGCTTGATAGACTTTAGGTATATTCAGGTTAGACAGGTTACTATCACCATCTTTTCTGTCCTCCATATATCCCCTATAAGTCTTATAGTGGTCTAAGGCTTTTTCTTCATATTGCTGCCTAAAAGACTTATAATACTGGAATATACCTAATAGCTCTTGCGTTATATCATCTTGTTCGTATGAACGCCTTGCTAGGTGTCGTTTTGCCATGAAACTTACCTCCTAACTTACATAGGTGGGGTGCCTCCACCACCTGGTGCACCACCAGCTTGAGCTTGCTGGGCACCTTGAGCCTGCTGTATCATTTCGGTTGCTAGCTGTATAGCCAACTGTTCAAGTTCTTCCCTGGGCATAGCCTGTATTTCCTGGGCAATTTGCATTTGTGGGTCCTGTCCTTGTGCTTGAGCACCTTCTTGAGCACCTTGTGGCTGTTGTGGTTGTGGCTGCATAGCCATTAATAACACTCCCTTAGTTAATAATTAGTTACTTTTGACCTTGGTTTTAACCTGTTTTGTCTAAATTGCTCTCTGTAAAAACTTTCGTCTTTCGGACTACTTCTCTCCATTGGCCTTGACATACAGAAATATCTTAATGAATCAGCCCCATGCGTTATGTCATGGGGCTGTGTGGCTACATCATTGGGGTCATCATCATCTTGCTGTAGTTTAGGTAAATTGTTTATCAAATCATCAACCCTGTTGTTGATAAACATAAGCCTGGCTACCTTCTTAGCGTCCTCATCATCAACATCATCAGTTTCTAGAGGGTCAGGTATCGGTCTAAGCATTTCTTTGACCACCCTCCAGCCTTCTACACGCCTGGTATCGGCCATTTTAAACCTGATACCTTTAAGTCCATTCTCTCTCAGTATAACTTTGCCTGATTTACCGGTATCTCGTTCTCTGCGATTAAATAAATCCGGTGGACCGACAATATAAACTAAAGAATCTTTCTCAATCGGGTTCATGTAATCTAAAATCTTCTTAGCTAGTGATGAAAGTATTAAATCGGGCACTTCAAAGCCTTTATAGCAGTAATAAATACCAAAAGTATCGACTGCATACCAATAGACTGCTGAACAGTCCAATCCATAGTCGATACTGATAAATCTTTTCCAATTATCGTTAATATCTATATCTTCAGGCTCTAAAACATGAATATCACGCCTAAATTCGCTGAAAAACTGGCCTTCGTGTATGTCCCAGCTACCTTCTAGCAATCTTTCCTTGTCTTTTTCAGATTGACCCTCCAATTTTTTACGATAACGGGGGTCCCTTTTCTCAAGTATGTAATTATCGGCTAGTTTGGCCGGTATGAACATATGTTTCCTGTAAACACCGGGTCTAATTTCGACATCATTGGCTTTTTCGGGCTTGCCAGGTGAAATAAAGTCCCTTTTAGCCCAGTTATGGCCTATATTGCCGGGGTTAGACGCCAAAAGCATAACAGGAATAACGCCATTGACTGACGACCTGTTCCTGGAAGTCATGTATGTGTACATTCTCTCGGTAAACTGGGTAGCTTCATCAAAAGCCATGAAGCCAAACTGCTGTGATTGGTAGTCGTACAGGTTTTCCTCGTGTTTTATGTGGTTAAAGTCGATAATTGAGTTGTTTTGTTCGGTAAAAGTCCATCTGTGGTCCTTCTTGTTGTACTGGGCACCGGGAAAATCGCTGAAAAGCTCTCTCGAACGCATTATCGGGCCTTTTGCACCTTCTAGCTGGGTGAATTTACGCCTGAAATACCCACAAGAACAGCCTGGAAACGATAAAGCAGCGATAAATAAGGCCATAAGTAAAGCGTCTGACTTGCCACCACCGGCTGCACCACCATACAAAATAATATCAGCCTTAGGTTCGGTCGGCCCAGAGGGTATTTCTTCCCTTCTCACCTTCGTTATCGTGCCATCTTCATCTTCGATAACATAATACCGGAAAGGATAGTCTAATCCAATAGATTTGAGAAAGGTCAATTGCCTTTTCTGGGGCAACCAGGGTATGTTGAAGTCGATATTGTTCTTGATATTCTCTTTTTTCTGCTCTAACCTTCGCTTCAACCCTACAGCTGGCATATCTAGCACTCCTCCGGGGTAACATCAATAGCTTTCTCGTCAACCTCCCTTATCTCACCATCAACTTCAGGCATTTGGAAGTTAACATTTACACTACCTTCATCACCAGCGTTGATATTGACATTGGTGGAGTTATCCTTGTACTGGGGTAGTCTAGCCTTAATAGCAAACATAAGCAAATTATCACTGTACTCTCTTTCCTCGCCGACCTTCTCGCCTTGATACCATACACCTTTCTTCGTGCCCTGGGCTCCTCGCCTTATCGCTTCTGCTACCAGTAAATCGTCATGTAAAGCGTCCATCTGCTCCTCTAACTCGTTAAATAAATTGCAGTCAACAGGTGGTTTATCCACATCACCACGCCACAATCTGATACCTTCACTCGTTACATCAGCCATCTTGGCAGCTAAACCAACTCTGCCGGTAGCTGCTAAACCTGCAAGATATATAGCCTTCCTCGTATTCGTCAACCTACCCTTGTAATCGTTCATTATCTGCTTGAATGTCCGAAGAAAGATAGCTTTCATGTTAAACGCACTTTCCTCGTTATCGGCTTTACTAAAATCAGGCAAAAAATTGTCGCTTATCTCTATAGCCTTATCAAAATCTACCTCAGCCGGCATACTAGATTCTGACATTCGTTTCACCCCACCTGGAATCAGGACCGTACTCCTCCCAGTATCTCTCGCAAATTGTCCTCCTGTGCTCCCCCTGAGGAAACTCCTCACTCATCTCAGTATCAGTCATGCACCTTCCCACAAAATCTTCTCTGCTCTCTGTCTTTTTCGGTCGCATTAACTAACACCTGCCCTTTCTACCAGTAAAACATCAGGAGCCGGAGCTACCGACCCCCTAATGCTTTACCAATCTGCTAAATACAAGCTAACTGCTATAAACCCAGCTCCCTGCTAAAAGCTGGCCTTGAAGGAGGAAACTAAATCTATAAAAAAATATTTCTAGGAGGGTGGTTCACTATCAGTATATATCACATATACTGCATAAGTCAAATTATATTTAGAAAATTGACACTCCAAACCCCATTATGCTATACTCTACTCGTACCACTCCTTTTTCCCATACCACTCTCCTTTCCATAATATAGCCAGGTTTATCGGGTATTTAATCTAACCTCCAATGTCAACACCAATCCCCGGTAAGTCTGGCTCTTTTTTTGTTTTTTAAAATAATTTTTAGGGCTTTTATGTTTGCTAATGTGATGGGGGGATATATATATTATGGTGGCGGTCAAAGGTCGCCTGCCCCCCTGGGTTTTCTTGCCTTCTAAATGGCTTTTAAAACCCTAGCTCCAGCTAACTACAGACTATTGCAAATTTATTAGTCTACCTTCCTCTGTTTTTGCTCCTTCTGGTTAACTTCCTTCCTTCCTTCTAACTTCTCCTTTGATTGATGAATAAATCCAGCAAGCAAATATTTTTTTCTTATTGATCAGCGTTTTGGAATTTCCTTAGCCTATTTTTGGCCAGCTGGATTGAATTAATTCGTTGGGGGGGGATTCGCTTTAACACCAGAGAAAAAGCTATCAGCTCCAATTATAAAGCTATTAAGTTATATAAGAGCTATAAAAACTTATAGAGCTATATTTTAGGTTATGGAGGTGTGTGCTATCAACCAGATTATTACATCAAACAATCAATACAAGGCCAGATAGATATAAGAGAAAACTACATAGAGGTAAAAGCAATTAAGCAGTTATATAGCTATAAGTAATTAAGTAATTAAGTAATTAGTTATTAAGTAATTAATAAGTACTTAAGTACTTAAGTAATATAATAAGTACTAAGTAATATAATACATAGATTAAAGCATTAAAGATAATATAAAGTTATAAGATAGAGTTATAAACTGCCAAGATGTATGATATTACAGCAATGACGGGAGTAATCAAGTTAATTAAAGGTAAACCTATATATAACAGATGGAAAAAGAATAAAAAAGAATAAAAAAAATCGGGGAAAAAAGAAGGAGAATCAAGAGGTATCTATAAGTATATAGTAGGACACAAAAAAAGGAGGTGGTTGGAGTGAAGAAAATATCTATTATCTGCAAGAGCTGTAATTACCTTTTCGAGACGATGGCAGAAATTAGCGAGGAAATTGAAGAATTGACCTGCAGTCAATGTGGCAGGACAAACAGATACCTGCCGCACAAAATTAAGGCAGGCAGGGAATATTATCAAGAAATATGGTCAGCAAAAACCAAAAAGGAGTGAATAAAAATGGCAAAAGCAAAAACTGATAAGAAGGCAACAACTAGAAAGCTTGCAGAGTATATCAGAGCCAAAGGCAGAGCTACAGCTATGGATGGTCTTGAGGAGTATGTAATGACTTTTGAATTGAACCGGTCATTGAGCCTTAATGACCTTACTGACCTCCTAAATAATAATAAAAGGATGAAGGGTAGGATTAAGCTACAGGATGGTATGGGTCACGTCATAGTCAACTCAAAGATTGCTAATGAGATTTTTGTTTCGCATGATATGGATAGAACCTTGTATTTGTCCGATGGTCAGGAAATAAGGATGGGCTATAATCAGCCCATCAATATCCATGTGAATAAACATGGTGCAATGGACATTATACTTCATATTGATGTGCCTGACAACTATGACTTATTGGTTCACTTCTATCTCAATACAGAGCTTTAAAGCACTTGCATAGGGCAGGAACTAAAAAGCCTGCCCCTTGCTGGTACTTTAAGCAACACAATAATATTAAGGAGAGTGGAAAAAATGACTAAAAAAGAGACAACTAGCCTAAGGATTTGTGTCGAAGAATTTACCACAAGGAGCTGGATTTGGATAAGTCTGCCTGAGGATAACAAAGACCTTTGGGATATCATTAATGACTTCCTTGACCAAAATAACGCTGAAGAGTGGGCAATCGCTGATATTGAGGGCTTTGGAGACTATGGAGTCGACTTTGATGACATCCAGACAATAGACCAAGCAAATGAACTGGCTGAGATACTTGAAGACCAAGAAGACCCTGAAGTGACATACCTGTTAAATGGAACCTTTGACCTTGAGGAGACTCTGGAAATACTTGAGACTGAAAACTATAGAATTGTCGAAGCTCCAACTGACTTAGGCTTTGCTGATGGCGACCTTGCACATCAACTTTGGAATAAATTTGACTACTGGATGGAGATACCTGAAGAACTTGAGAACTATATTAACTGGGAAGACTTAGAACGTGACTTGCTCCTAGATGATTCTGCAACATATATCATAGGGGAGAAGATGGCAGTCATAGTATATGCTTAGTATATGCTTAAGGCTGGAGTCAATAAGGCTCCAGCCTTCTAGAAGAAAACCTAAAAAAATGGGTCACCTGTATCTTAAGTTTGAGGAGTTGAATGAAGATGACTTGACAGTTAATGATTATCTACAAGGCCATTACAACTCAGAGGAGTGGTAAAAAATGTTAACAGGTAAAAAAATGATTAAACAAGCTAAATTGAAAGAAGAATTGAGAAAAACATTAGAAGGCAAAACGAATTCTGAAAAGGTCAAGTATCTGAACAATAATTTGATTGCAAAAGAGAATAGTAACGGGAAGAGATTCTGGTATCACTCAAATTTTGATGGTGATTATATTGCTTGGCAGAACAATGTATTTCAAGGAAGTGAAATAATAATTTAAGGGGTGAAAAAAGATAGCAATTAATGCAAGATGTTCCTGGAGATTTAGGGCAGGTTAACTGCCTGCCCTAATTAATTTTTTTTGAGATTTTTTAAAAATTGATGCAGGAGAATTAAGAGGTATCTAGAAGTATGTATTAGAACAGGAAAATACTAATGATAAGGAGCGGTTATTAATGGATAAGGAGTTATCCAGAGCTAAGGAGAATCAAGGGAATGGAATGGAAGGCATAAGGAAGGCAGAACAGATAAGAAATTGCTTTTTCTGTGGAGAGAAGGTCAAGGGAGAAGGGAATGTTTGCGACAATCAAGTTTGTCAAGCGACTGCCAAAAATTTATAAGGATATAAGGAGTGGTTAAAATGAAATATAGAGAAGTTAAAGAGGTTATAACGATACTGGAAGACATTAAATGCTCATTAATCAATCTAGAAAGCATTATGGAGGATAGCTCTGAAGATATGAACAAGAGTTTTTGCAAGGCATGGGTATGGCCGGTTGATATATCAGCAATGGCTATTGATTTCAAGAATATGATTAAGGAATTAAGGGAAGAACAGAAAAGACAAGAAGTAAAATTAGACTTGAAGGAGTTAAGGGAAATAATCGCAAAGATTCAGCAAAAAAATGATTTTGAAGATTATGGAGATATATTTAAAGAATTATATCAAGGCAATACAAGAGAAATAAAAGAGGTCAGCTATAGCCTTAATGAATCTCTGGAGAATTTAGATTAATGAGTGGTATCAATGATTGAAAAGGGAAAAGGAGGACGAATAAAATGGATAAAGAGATAAGATATAACCAGACTAGGAACGCAATTTTGGCAGCCAAAAAAGCATTAGAAAACAAAGACCACACAGGATTCAGGAGAAAGCAGTTAATTAATAATTTAGAGGACGCAATGGTATATCTAAAAGACTTAAAACCTGCTAAGGAGAGTGAATAAGATGGAAGAATATAAGCAAAGATTACAGGAAGCAGCAGAGAAAAATAATGTTCCTAATAGCATTGCACAAGCTTTTATCGACCATGCTTTATATGGTCGAGGACTTGCTCATGGTGGATTTGTTAAAGCATTGATGGATAACGATTTTGTCAACGCAGTTTGCAGAGCTGATAGCGAAAATGGAGAGAATCTAAGGGGAATAGCCTTATTCATGTATAACTATCTTCCAGAAGGCAGCTGGGGGAGCATGGAAAAGGCTAAGGAATGGGAAGGCTTAGCAAGAAATCAAAAGGAGGGTAAAAAAGAGAATATTTAATATTGGAAACTGCATTTTCAAAAGGCAATAAAGACAATATCTGATTAACCATATATAGACTGGTCGGTGGCCTGTTGCCACTCCCAGCAGGCCACTAGCGAATCTATATATATCACTACCATAAGGAGGGAAACTAATGATAATCACTATCTTTGACCTGCTGCATTATCCATTGTTGCTTGTATCTTTAGCTGGTTTAATTGTCGGTGGAGTTATTATTATTGACTTCATGGAAGGAGGGAACAATGAGAGCTGAATGGAGCTTTTTCTGCCCTAAGTGCTGGAAATCAGTAGAGATTGCTGGGAATTATATCTGCTATATGGATAGGCAAAAAGGTTGTCCTGCTAATGAAATACTGCGACTTAGAGCTAAGGAGAGGAGGGAGGAGGCTAAAAATGAAACTTGACAAAATATTAAATGACCATGAAAAATGGCTCAATAATTGTGGTGGGGATAAGGCTGATTTGAGTTATACTGATTTAAGCAGTGCTGGTTTGAACCATGCTAATTTAAGAGATGCTAATTTAAGAGGTGCTGATTTAAGTAATGCTGATTTAAGAGATATTGATTTGAGCTATGCTGATTTAATCAATGCTGATTTGAACCATGCTAATTTAAGAGATGCTAATTTAATCAATGCTGATTTGAGAAGTGTTGATTTAAGAGATGCTGATTTAAGAGGTGCTAATTTAAGTAATGCTGATTTAATCAATGCTGATTTGAGAGGTGTTGATTTAAGCAACATAAAAACAAATGAACACACATTAGGAGTATCTAATCTATGTCCCGAGGAGGGGAGTTTTATAGGGTATAAAAAAGCTAGAAATTGTTTAATTAAATTAAAAATTACAGAAGATGCTAAAAGAAGTAATGCAACAACAAAAAAATGCAGGTGTAGTAAGGCAAAAGTTTTAAAAATAACTGATTTAGATACAGGTAAAGAAAAAGAAAAAGTTGCAAGTAATTGGGATGGAAATTTTATCTATAAAAAAGGGAAAATAGTGGAAGTTTCTGATTTTGATGAAGATAGGTGGAATGAATGTAGTACAGGAATACATTTTTTTATAGATAAAAGATTAGCCATAAATTATTAAAGGAGGATTATAAGAAGGAGAGGGAGGAATCTAAAAATGGTGTGGAGTAGAGTTGTTGGATTGTTTGCTGCATGGGTGATAATTTATCACTTGATTAAATTATATCATCACTTAAAGGAGGGTAAATAAGATGGAAGTTAAGCTAAAACAATTGAAAATAGATAATTTTCAAGGTATCAATTCACTAAGATTGGTACCAGAAGGTGATGACCTATTTATTTACGGCGCTAATGAATCTGGCAAAACCACTATTTTCAATGCTTATTCATGGCTGATACTTGACCAGGATTCAGAGGGTAACAAGAGATTTAAGATTCTACCGGAAAATGCTGCACCGGTAGAACTTAAAAAAGGTATGGCAGCAAAAGTGGAAGGCATATTCACAGTTACTAATGAAGATGGGGAGCAGGAGGAACTAAGACTTAAACGAACTATGAATCAGGACTGGCAGGAGAATGGCCTTGATTATGTAAGGCAGGGTAATCAATACGATTACTATGTTAATAAGTCGAATGTGCAGAAGTCAGATTATATGGGGACTATAAGCAAGTATTTTGGAGAGCAGATAGAGTTATTAACTAATGCTTATCAATTCCCAGGTTTGCATTGGGAGGAACGCAGAAAGTTACTGCTGGATATGATAGACACTCCTAAAATATGGGAGCAAGAAGCATTTAAGGAGCTGGCAGAGTATGTTGACAAGCCAGACCAGATAAGGCAGGTTGGTAAGGATTTTCAATCTAAGAAAAGAGAGATAAAAGACAAGCTGGAGGAACTGAAAGTCAGACTGGAAGAACATCAGGTAGATGAATCCTTCAATATTGACGCAGCGAGAGCCAGAATAGAAACCATTGAGCAGGAAATCAAGGCTAAGGATAAGGAGCTGGAACAGGCTATTAGCCAAAAGGGTAGTATGCAGGCTGATAGCGAGAAGGCACGAATGCTGGAATCAATCCAGCGAATCAAAAATGAAATAATTAAAATTGAAGGCAGGCACGAACAGAAAATAGAGGAAAAGGCCAGCGATTTGAACTTTGCTATCAGGAAAAAAGATAAAGAGATTCAGAACTATAAAGATAGCATGGAAGCTGCTAAGGAGAAACTCAAAGAACTAAAGGCTGACTGGAAAAAATGGAAGGAAGCTGATAATACTACCTGCCCTGAGTGTGGTCAGGAGTTACCAGAGGAACAAAAGGAGGAAGCACTTAATAAGAAGGCAGAAAAGCTCAAAGAAATTGAGCAAGAAGGCCAGAAATATTCAAAGGAATTTGAAGAATATAGAGAGAAGGTGCAAGAGGGTAAAGAAGAAATTACAGAAATCCAGGATAAATTTAACGAAGTCAAAAACACCCCAGAACCTGATGAATTGAAGGAGCTTAGAGAAAAGAAACAACAGCTTATTGAAAAAATGGAAGACACAGATGAAGAAATAGACACCGAACAATTAGATAAAAAGATAGCAAAATTGAGAGCAAGACTGGAAGAATTGAGAGAAGAAAAGTCAGACCTTGTTGGCCGAATTAAAGACATTGAGAGGATTGAAGAATTGCAATCAGAGGTGCAGGAATTGCAGGAGGAATATGAGAAATACTCCTACCTGGCAGATTTAGCTGCTAATGCAGCAGTTAAGCAAGATGAATTACTTCAGAAGGAGGTAAATGAGCTATTCAACTTGGCTGAAATAGATATGTTTAGCTATACTCAAAAAGGCAAAGCTAATCCTGCCTGTACTATCAAATATAAGGGGGTGGAATATGATAATGGCCTTAACTATGGACACAGGATACTGATAGGGTTAGATATTATTAAGACGCTGTCAGACTATTATAATTGTGTTTTACCAGTCTTTATCGACAACGCAGAGAGTATTACCGAAAATGTTTCTGCTCCAGGGCAGTTAATTTGCCTAATAGCAACACCTAATCAGCATATTAAAAATGCTGATAATGAGCAAAAAGCAAATGCTGTCAGAGAGAACGATAAAGAATTATTAATAATTAAGGGAGGTAAAAAGTAATGAGTAATCTTAAATTAAAAAAGAAATCTAATAGTTTGGTCGGGAAGGCTTACCAGACAATTGAAAAGCAGATGGATAAGGGTAGTTTAGATTTGCCGGATAACTATTCGGCAAAGAACGCTTTGCAGAGTGCTGCTTTAGTATTGCAGGAAACTAGGGACCGGAAAGGAAGGCCGGCCCTGGAGGTAGCGACTGATATTAGTATCGTTAACTCTCTGCTTCAAATGGTACAGGCTGGCCTTAACCCTGGGAAAGACCAGGTTAACTTCATAGTTTATGGCAAGAGACTTGTAGCCCAGCCTTCTTACTTTGGTAATATGGCTCTTGCTAAGAGGATAGGAGCCACCCATGTAGTAGCACAGGCAGTCTATGAAGATGATGATTTTGAATATCACCAAAACCAGGCAGGCCTTACAATCATTGATAAGCATAAGCAGACTTTGCAGACGAAAGATGGAGATATAATAGGAGCCTATGCTTCTATATACTTTGATGATAGGCCACCATTAATCGAGATAATGACCATTAAGCAAATTAAAAGAGCATGGGAGCAGGGTAATTATAAGGAGGGTAGCAATAAAACTCCTCACTCCCAGTTTAGCGAGGAAATGGCTAAAAAGACTGTAATTAATCGAGCTTGCAAGAGCTTCATCAAGTCTAGTGATGACAGCAGCCTGGCTATGCAGGATATAGTATCTGGTAGCCGGCCAGAAGCTGAAATCGAGGAAGAACAGGAAGAAAAGATGGCAACAGGTGAAACCATTGATGTTACACCAGAAGAACCTACTGATGAGCCAGAGGAAGAACCAACAGAAGATACCGAGGAAGAAGAAGGACCAGAGGAAGGGCAGGAAACCTTTGGATTTGATGGCGACATAAAACCACCTTGGGAGTGATGTAGATGGCTAAAGAAGATTGTAAGCATATTTTCAAAAAGGAGAACAAAGAGGGAGCAAAGCATTACTATTGTGAAGCCTGGGGCCAGTATTTAGCTGGCCGGGCTTACAATAAGTGCAAAGAATGTGTTGTCTATAAGAGCAAAGGTATTCTAGAAAAAGTTTTGGAGAGAGTAAGGGGGTGCTTGTGATTAAAACTATAGCTAGTGGCAGTAGTGGGAACTGCTATGCTATTGAGCATAAGGGTAAGTATCTATTGCTGGAAGCAGGCGTACCTTTTGACGAGGTGCGTCCTGCTATAGACTACAACACCCAGGATATAGTAGGTTGCCTTATCTCTCACGAACATGGGGACCATGCTAAGTATGTGCAGGATTTTATAGACAGAGATATTGATGTATTTGCCAGCGAAGGGACTCAAGAAGCCTTAGGGGTTGAAGATATACTAACACCAAAAAAGCATATAAGGACTGATTTAACTGAGGACTTTAGGGTAGTTAGCTTTGATGTAAACCATGACGCAAAAGAGCCTGTAGGCTGGCTAATAGGATTATGGACTGGCAGTAGATATAGGAGAGTATTATACCTTACCGACTGTGGTTACTGTGAATACAAATTTAATGACCTTGAAGTAATAATGATTGAATGTAATTACACTAAGAAAAAGTTAATTAACAATATCAGGCAGGGCAGAGTAAAGACAGCATTAAAGCCCAGGTTGATTGAGAATCATATGAGCTTAGAGAATGTAAAAACCTTTTTGAGGAGGAATGATATATCTAATCTGCTGGAGATACATTTACTCCACCTATCAAGAAAGAATGGGGAACCGGCCAGAATGATTAAAGAGATTCAGTTAATGACTGGCTGCCCTACCTATGTGGCAGGTGATGATAACCATGAAAGCTATCCAGGAGAGGGCATTACACCTTTTAGACGAACTCAACGAGAAGGGATTTAAGAAAGCTGATGTGGCTAAAATACTGGGGGTATCTAACCAGGCAGTACACGACTGGTATAAACGCAAATACCCCCCTTCAGAGATTAATTCTAAAAAGATAAGGATACTGCACAGAGAATTTGCCGACTTAATAGAGAAGGAAAACGACCTTGAAATAGATATTCAGGCTTATATCAATAGAAAATATAAATTTAGAAATATTTATCGGAGGTGGAAAAAGTGGAACAAAAAATGTTAAGTGTTGCTGATGTTGCTGAAATGCTAGATGTGCATAAGAGGACTGTTAGACGCTGGATAAACAGTGGGAAGATAGGAGCTATCAATATAGGCTCCAGTACACCTAAAGGCACTAGGTATCGAATTCCCCTAGACGCTTACAGGGAATTTGTGAGAGAAAGGCAGCAAGATAAAAATGAATGATAAGATAGGATATGTTTACCCTGATATAGAGCATTACAGGGGAATTAGAGAGGAGGAAGGATATAGTCAAAGGGATATGGCTGAAGAAATGGGGATTAGCCGACAAGTTTACAGTAGAAGGGAAAGAAAAATAAGCAGATTTACTCTAACTGAAGCCTATTTTCTTGCCAGGCTATTCGATAAATCAATAGAAGAATTGTTTTTCCCTAATCAATAGAGTGATGGGGGAGGGATTTATTTCTCTCCCCTGTTTTATAAAAATTATTGATTTTTATGATAACTTATGATAAGGTTATAGCAAGGAGGGATAGATATGGAAAGCGAATTTATGAGAGCAACATTTAATATCGAGAAAAAACAAAAAGAAATGCTGGATAAAGTTAATGACCAAATGGGAATACCATTAAGTTATATTGTCCGACAGGCTATTGATGTTTATATGGAACAATACCACAGCTGGGCAATAGACGAATTAAAGGAGGGTTAAGGTTGCCTGTTTACAGAGTGCACAAAAATACTAATTATTCTACAATTCATAATGGATTTTTAGAAAGAGAGGATTTATCCTGGAAAGCTAAAGGAATTTTGGCTTATCTTCTTAAATTGCCAGATGATTGGGAATTGCATTTTAATGAGCTAAAAAGAAACGCCACAGATGGAAAATCATCATTAAGAACAGGTATAAATGAATTGAGAGAAGCTGGTTATATCATTTATAACCGGTTTAAAGACAAGGAAGGTAAGTTTAAACACGAATATAATATATATGAGGTGCCACAAACCGAAAATCCAGATACCGAAAATCCGGAGCTGGATAATCCGGATACCGAAAATCGGGATATATTACTAAGTACTAATGAACTAAATACTAATAAACTAAATACTAATAAAACTAATAAATCAAGTAATTCTTGTTCGGACTCTAAAAATTCAAGTCCGAACCCTACTTCAGATAAACCTAAATTTGATAAAGAATCTACTCCATATAAAGCAGCAGTTCATTTAAGAAAATTGATATTAAAAAATAATCCTAGAGAACCAGTACCAGAAAAAAACCCAAACGACCTTGAAGATTGGGCAATAGAATTGGACAGGCTTAATAGATTAGGACCAGTCGGAGCGAAAAATAAAGGATATAGCTGGGAGGAAATCGGAAAAATAATGGAGTGGTGTCAAGATGATAGTTTTTGGAAAAAGAATATAAAGTCAGCAGGTAAGTTTAGAAAACAAATTACTAGATTAGAGGATAATATGAAGGAAGAAAACAATAGCAACTCTGATAGGATTACACGAGAGTTATTAGAGGAGTTTAGAGAAGAAGAAGAAGAAGTAATTGATGTTGGTGATATACAATGAAATTTCTAGACCTATTTGCAGGTATTGGAGGTTTTAGAATGGGGTTGCAGCAAGCCGGAGATTATGAATGTATTGGCTATATAGAGAAGGATAAATACGCTAGAGAAAGTTACGAGGTGATATATGATGTCCAAAACGAGTGGACAGCTAAAGATGTTCGAGAAGTCGAGCCAGAAGGATTGCCAGACTTCGATTTGCTCACAGCAGGATTTCCTTGCCAGAGTTTCTCAATTGCTGGAAAGCGAGGAGGTTTCGAAGATATGCGAGGAACTCTCATTTTTGAAGTCTTCCGGTTGGCTAAAGAAAGACAGCCTAAATATTTATTCTTGGAAAACGTCAGAGGATTGCTTTCCCACGATGGAGGAAAGACTTTCGCAACAATCCTCAACGCCCTTCACGAATGTGGGTATGAGTTTGTTGAATGGCAGGTGTGTAACAGCAAAGATTTCGGAGTCCCCCAAAACAGAGAGCGAGTGTTTATTATCGGACATCTTAGAGGAGAAAGCACCAGAAAAGTATTTCCTATCAGAAGAAAAGACTCAAAAGCTATTAAAAGAAATCAATGTGATGTAAGTGGAAAAGGTTACGATAGTCAACAAGGCAAAATAAAAATTCTTGAAGGATTAAACACAACAAAGGAAGGCAACAGTTACTGTATTGATAGCAATTATCACAAAGGTACTTCGCCAGGAGATATAAATTCAGGCAGAAGGACACAGATAAAAGATGGTTTAAAAATTAGAAAATTGACTCCACTTGAAACTTGGCGACTTCAGGGATTTCCTGATTGGGCTTACGAGAAAGCAGCAGAGGTCAATTCTGATAGTCAACTCTATAAACAGGCAGGAAACTCAGCAACAATACCAGTAGTG